TTGTGTCTCTGCTGTCGAGAGAGGAGCGATCCGATCTCCCGTGTAGCCTTGGTAAGCTCCTAGACTTGAAGTGTTGGCTCGTTCTAATAAACTGGATTGAAACTCCTTTAAATACTCTGGAATATCATATTGAGTTGATGATTGCTGAGGTGCTTGAACGACTGTTGTTTTAGGACTAAATAAAAAACCCATATGTTCCTCCTAAGAAGTTAAATCCTAATTTCATAAATAATTTATGTTTTCTATCCATCTCTTTCCCTTGTATCGTTTCGATTAGTAATGTCTTTTTAAGTGATTTTGCATATTCTGTTAAAACTACCATCATTGCTCTTACAACCTTAAAGTTCCTACATTGTGGAAGTACATGAATCCAAAGCATTCTTAAAAACTTCTGATCCGTGTACCATGTATCATCGAGGGTCGCTCCAAGCGTCCCCACAATTACATTTTTCTTATTTACTACTACTATAACAAAACTATCACGAATGTAAAAGATAATATTGTCAAGTAACTTCTTATTATTAGCTGTTCCAAAGTTATGAGGACTTTCAATCAACCAAGTCTTTAGTACTTCCCGAACATCAACAGCATCTTTTAAAGTTGCCCGTCGAATGGTATACTTATCGTCTGCCATCGGGCCTTATATTTATTCTCATAGTTCCTAATCTCCAATTATCGCCTAGCTCTGAATTAGCGATTTTAAGAGAGAATTGTCTTCCTCGAGCCCTTGTATTTAAATAAGTCGTAGTGCTATTAACATTCTGAGTAGGTTTTGCTGTCTTACTATTTCCTGGATAATCTCGAACTGATAAAGTAACTTGAGCATTTCCTATTAGATTTTGAAAATCTGGAATAAATTTATTAACGAAACTAAAGTCTTCCCCATCTGCTATATCGCCATCACCTGATTCAATATGAGCTGCTAATATAGCACCATCAGCATCGTAGCCAGATTCATGTTTATAAATTAAAGATCGACCTGCAGTTAAACCATAAATCGTGCTAATCGTATTGGCTGTACTACTTGAACTGTATTCAGAGGCCAAAGGGTTTTGATAAACTCCATTATCGATCCAAGTTCCTCGGTCTAAGTTTCCTATCGCCCAAACCCTTTCGGTATAGTTATAAGTAACATAACGATCAATCTGACTTGCAGATTGAGTACAATAGTACCAAATAATTTCTGTAAATTTAGAATTATGACCTGCATAAACTTGAGGATATTGAGTTTTATTAATATCATTAAATATATAATTTTTAACACTACATGGAATTTCTTGAACAGATCCCGCATAAGCGAAAAATCGATCATCTCCCATCCAATAAGCAATATCATCAACTACGATTGCAGCATTTAAACCAATAATTCCGCAGTCAGTACCAATTTTTTTAAAGCCAAATGTAAAAGGAGCCCCAATGAATTGCATAGAAAAGATAGCAGTATCAGTCCAGATAATAGTTTCAGCTCGTCCTGATTTAGAACAACGAATTTCTGATCCATCAGCAAGACGTTGGGATCCCGCTGTATTAATAGCATTTGCTGTAAATTGATCATAGTTCTCTTGATCACTAAATCTTATAAACATTTTATCTTGTGTCGTATCATCTCCGAGAGTAGTTTCTGTTCCCATACATACCAGATGTCGGGATTCGGGAGTTACTAACGAAAGAATACTTGTTGTTGGAGCATTAGCAATTGCTGTTGCTCGATTATCATTCATACCTAGAGAACGATCCCAGAGATAAGTTCCTCCATTTCTTTTAGTAAGAATTAAATCTTCTCCCCAATTATCAAAACTCCATTGAGCTAAATCAATATCAATCGCAGAAGTTGATCGTGCAGTTCCCCATGTTGAAGCAGACCAAGTTCCAGCTCCCCAGCCATAACCAAATGTTTGAGTACTTGATCCAATATTAAGTTGATAAGTTGCATCACAATTTCCTGTATCTGTTACTGTCGATGTTGCAGTATTTCCTGTAGTTTCAATAGTATAAGCATCGGTATTTGAAATATCTAAAATTTCAAATTCTGCATTAAGTGCTGTATTTGCTATTCCACCAATCGAAGTAGTAACATTAGAAATGGTTACAAAATCACCTAGTAAAGCTCCATGAGCTACATCTTTAACAGAAACATTAGCAGATGTATTTGCTGTTGTAAATGTAGTTGTTAAAGTATCATTAGCACGAATAGGAGTAACATCTGCAATTGATCCTCCTCGATAGATATATGCTTTTCGATCAGTTCCTAATGCAGAAAGTCTAAAGCCATCTAGATCGAACCAATTAAATAATTCACGTCCGACACCTACATAATAATCTCCTGATAACTTAGTCCATCCTCCTATTTTTTGAGGAAGTCCATAACGAAAACGTACTTTATCACAATCTACCCAACGCCCTTCGGCGCCGGTATCTGTATTTTCTTTATCAATTCCAGGTGTTATTACTAATTTAGTTAAAGGCATAATATTGCTCCTCAAAGAGTATATATTAAGAAATTAAATAGATAAACTATTTTTTAAGCTGTTTAAAGCCTTTAAACCAGGCAGGGAGTCCTAAAAAAGGACGCTTATCATAGAGGTTTTCTTTAGCTATTTTCTTGGTTCGATCATTATAATGAAGAAAGACTTGTCCACAATCTTTGCCAGGAAAAGCGTCACGCCAATGTTCGACTTCGCATCCCGAATAAATTAACATATCTCCCGGCTTTAAATCTACTTTGATTCCAGCCATGCCTTGCTTGCCTGAAGGTTCGAGATAAATAGGCCAAGGATCTCCTCCTAGATTTAAAGTGGTAGACACCTCACAGGAATAACGATCCTTGTGTCGATGTAAGACATCACCTGTTTTATAAATTCGTGCGTAAGAATAAGTTTCTTGAAGTTTGTAGCCTGTTTCCTTTTCCATTTTTTCTTTTAAACCCTGAAGTAATGTTTCCATCATCAGATCTCCATAATGAGAATAGCTATTAGGAACCTGCTCATCATTCCAGATACCCCATTCAGCGGTAAAAGGAGAAATCCATTTATGGTCAAACAGAAATCTTGCCACTCTACGTTTATTTAAAAAATAAGTATAACAAAATTTAGCTAACTCAGGAGTAATAGCTTGTTTTAAAACTTTATATTTATTTTTTTTGAACATTTTTTTTCTTTTCTTGCTGTTGTAACCATGTAAGTTGCCCTGGTTTTCCTAAGGGTCCATTAGGTATCGCTTGTAGATTAAAATGAATAAAACGAAAAGGTTCATAGCCATCATCCACGGCATACATATGAGGGAGATAAGAATTAAAAAAGATTAAACGTCCAGGCTTAACTTGATAATTAACTTGATGCGAGGCTACTGTTATTTTAGCAGGATCTTTTTGAGGTAATAGATTCATCATTTGACCAGGTCTAGGATCTTCAAAAATAGGCATCGATGTTTTTTTACTAGCTTTTAAAAAATAAAAACCAGAGATATGGCCGTTCCAATGCGTATGAAGCGTATGGTGTCCTCCTCCATCTTTAGAAAATTCTTGAACCCATAGCTCTGTAAGAAAGATAGTATGATTACTTAAATCAAATCCTTGTCCATCTAAAAGATTCCATGCGGTAGCTCCAATATAATCTTGTAGTACTTTAAATTGAGGATCATTAATCAACGTAGTGGAATGATGTACCCAGGGATGCTCACCTTTGTCACCTAATTTTTTATTCCTTTTTTTTATCATATCTAAATTATTTAAACGAGCCTGTTTGATGTAGGCATCTGAAGCGGTATTAAAACCTTTCACCCATTCTGGCTTATCAATATAATAAACAGGAGAAGAAAAATAATATTCTGTAGTAAGAGGTTCAGGCTTACCTCCTTCTGATTCCTTACACAACTTTTCTAATTTCTTTTTCTTCTTCATTGAAAAGGTCTTCCTAAATTCCATATAACCAAACTATATCTTGATCCTTTTTTTACAGGCTTAACTCGATGCCATACAAAGGAAGGAAATACAACGAGGGATCCTTTGGGTCTAATCTGTTTACATACCATAGTATTTCTTTTTTTATCTGGATCTTTATTTCTGAAATCAAATTCAAGTTCTCCTCCTTTATAATCTTTTTCATCAGATAAAGAAAGGGTAACGGAAAGTTTTCTTATTTTGCCATGACTATTAGGATCAGTGGGTCTATTATAAGCTCCTTCCCAACTATCACAATGCCAATCATAATACTGACCTTTATTATATTTAGTAAATTGACAGGACTCAGAAAAATCCCATTGAAAATTCCAGCCGGCGTTTGTACTGGCCTGACGAATATAAGGATGAAGTTCTTTATAAATCCAGTTCTCCGATAACCAGACAATATTGGAATCTCTTTTCTTTTTTAAATCTTTAACTTGTTGTTGATTAAGTTGTTTAGGATCTCCATAGCCACCGGTAACAGCCATTTGTTCCCGTGTCTGTAATCCATATTTTATAATGTCATCACAGATATGATCCGGGATAGCCTTTTGAAAATACCAAAAATAATTTAATAGATTCATTTTTCTATATCTTTATATCACAAAGATAGAAATAGTACATTTGATCTATATCAATTTTAAATGGTTAAGGTATTAGTTCCCGTTACTGTAA